ACCCGACCCCATCCCGCAAGAGGTGAAGGATGCAATGGGGCAAGGCTAAAGACGAGAACCTCCGCATCTCGCCGTTCCAGCAGAAGCTCATCTTCGCCGAGAACGAGTTCGTGCTCGCCTGCTGCGGTCGCGCGTCCGGCAAGACATCGGGAGTCACCGGGCGCATGGCTTACCGCAATGTCAACTTCGGGCGCTCCGCGATGCTCATCGCGCCGACCTTCGGCCTAATCCGCGAGACCATCATGCCAGCGACCCTCGAATGGTTCGACAAGTTCCACGTGAAGACGAAGGCGAACCTCACCGAGCACACGATCGAGACGAGGTACGGGAAAATCGTCTTCCTCTCCGGCACGCGCCCGGACAGTCCGCGCGGATACACCAACCTCGAGGACTTCTACTGCGACGAGGCGGCATACGTGCCTAAGAAGGCAATCAAGAACGGCCTCCTCGCCTGCCGCTCGAACAAGGGGCTCTCCACGACCCAGTGCTACACATCCACCGGGCTCGCCGGTTCGTACTTCAACAAGATGGCGAAACAGCCACCGGTCGCCGACAACCTGGTCCTCACCGCTTCCACGTTCGACAACCCGTTCACGACCGCGCAGTACAAGCGCACCGTCTACGAGTCCCTCCTCGACACTCCCGCATTCCTGAAGCAGGAGCTATTCGGCGATTTGGACGCCGAGGAACTGAACCTCGTCTTCCCGCCATCGTCGTTCGCCACGGTCCGCCGCGTTTCCGGCGGTCGCAAGCGTTGCGGCATCGACTTCGCCTACGAGGGCAACGACACCACCTGCGTATTCGTGGTGGACGACTGCGGCATCGTCGAGAAGAAGGTCATCGGCAAGGACAACGGGCGCCTCGCCTTCGACGCGTTCAAGCGCCTCAACCAGAAGTGGAACTTCGAGAGCCTCTCGCTCGACCATACCGGCGGCTTCGACGCGGGCTTCGTCGTGCTCATGGAGCAGGAGGGCATCAAGGTCCCCGTCAACCTGGTGAACTTCGGCGCGGCATCGCCCGACCCCAAGTTCGCGAACATGAGGGCATACATCTACTTCAACGCACGCCGGATGGTGATGGACGAGGGCTTCTACATCGGCGACACCGACGTGGAGGACGAACTCGTACCGCAGACCTACTTCATGAACCCGCGCGGGCAAATCCAGCTCGTGCCGAAGAAGTACATCAAGACCGTCATCGGCAAGTCCCCCGACCAGGCCGACGCCATGTGCCTCGCCTGCTACAAGGGCGACCCGCAACCTTTACAAACCGAATCCGAGGACGTGATAGTCCCGGCATCCTCAAGGAGCTACTAATGGCAACCGAACAAGAAGAAATCATCGAAGAAACCGTCGCGGCCTTCCAGCCGCAGGAGGTCAACCCGGACGCGAAGCTACCCGACCCGGAGGAGGAAAAGCGCATCATCGACGAGATCGTGGACCTCGCCCAGAAAAGCACCGACTTCTTCGGCGTGGAAAACGAGCGCAAGCGCGACGACGCGCGCGTGTACGCCGACGTGGTCGTGTTCAACGAGACCGACACGAAGGCCATGACGAGGAACCGCGCCATCTCGTCCGTTAACCCCCTCCCGCTCTACGTCAACGCCGCGAAGAACCTCTTCCTCACGAATCCATTCGTCTCCCAGGTGGAAGGCAAGAACGGAGACACGTTCCGCGACTTCCTAGACCAGCAGCTCGTCGAGATCTTCGCGAACAGCGACGCGAACGTGAGCGTGTTCTCCGAGGGCTTGCAGGACATCCTCGAGGAGGGTGTCGGCTTCATGTTCCTGACGACCGACGATGGGCGCATCGAAATCAACCTCGCGTACGAGCCGAGCTCCTGCATCTACGACCCGAACTCCCGCAAGCTGGACGGCAGCGACGCGGACTTCTTCGGCATCGTCGAGCAGCTCACCTACGAGCGCGTGAAGGAGATGGCCGAGGCCAACGGCGTGACGATCCCGAGCAAGGACAGAATAGTCCAGGCGAAGACGTGGTCGTTCGCGAACTACAACGGGAGCCTCGGCGGGGTTAACCTCGTCCACTTCTACAAGCGCGACTCCGAGGGCGTGTGGTTCATCCAGGTCGTCGGCGACAAGGTCATCAAGCGCGTGCTTTTCCGTGGGCTCTCCTGCCTCCCCGTCGTGCCGGTGTACGGCCAGCGCTTCAAGGACGACCGCAAGAAGTTCTACAAGGGCGTGGTGCGCGACACGAAGCACCTCTGCAAGATTGTCAACGGCTGCTACGTCTCCCTTTGGGAACGCGTGAGCGTGCCGAGCGTGCCTTACACATCCGTGTCGATGGACTCCATCGAGAACGTGAACGCGGACTACGAGAACGACCTCGCACGGTACAAGCGTTACAAGGAATGGGTCAAGAAGGGAGAAGGGTGGCAGCACCTCACGCCTCCGCAGCGCGTGGACCCGGTCGTGATGACAGCAGACCTCCTCCCCGTCATCAACGATTCGCTCCGCAAGATTTCGCTCATGATAGGAATCCCGGAGGACGGCCTCGGATTCAGCGCCGCTTCCGACGCGGTGCAGAAGACCGCCGCCGAAATCCTCACGCGCTCATCGGCGCTCGTCACGAACGTGTCGCACTACTACCGGCACCTCCAGCGCTCCATCCAGCACGTCGCCGAGGTAATCGTCGAGATGCTGTGCATCTACAACGGGATGCCTAACGAATACCACGTCAAGCTGCTGAAGGGACCCGAGGACACGCTCAAGCGCGAACAGCGCCGTCAGCAGATTCTCGCGTTCCAGACTCTCGCTCCCGAGGCTGCGAAGCCGTTGCTCCTCGCCGAGGCCATCCGCACCGGCGACTTCGAGAACGCCGAAGCCATCGCCAACGCGGTGCTCCTCACTCTCCCGCCGGAACTCAAGCAGGCCCTCAACGTGGGAGGCGGTGTCGACGTCGCGGCGCTCTCTGCCCAGGTCGGAGCCCTCACGCAGCAGGCGCAACAGCAGGCTCAACAGATTGACGAGTACCGCCGCACCATCGACGCGGACATCATCGCGGGGCAGAACCAGCTCGTGATGGCGCGCATGAACAACGAGGCCGCGCTCCGTTCCAAGCTCGTCGAGATAGAGGCACGCGCAGCGGAGAACGAGAAGGACCGCCAGCTCGAACTCGCGAAGCTCACTGCGGAACAGCGCACCGAGGCGGAGGCTCTCTACCTCAAGAGCCGCGAGGCGGACCAGCGCGCCGCCGAGAACGCACGGAAAGCCTTGCAGGATGCCGAGGCCCTACGCATCGATGCGGAGAAGGCTCGCGCCGACATAGTCGCGAAGCTGGCCGGGGCGATTGAAAAAACACATACCGACAACCTAACGCCGCAGACGGTGCTATAAAAAGTGTCAAAAATCGTCAACGAAATGTGACAAAAAGTGTCAGCGGTCGTTTGCATCCGTTGACACTTTTGTTTATCTTTAATAAAAAATGAGGTGAGATATGGCATTACCCAGCCAGGAACTTTTGGAAAAGTACCGCGCCGAACAAAAGGCGGACACGGAAACACCCGCTAATTCCGAACAAACTAAAGCGGAGACCACCGAAACCAAGCAGACGGAAACGCCGACGGGCGCGGAAGGCGGCGAAGGTGACGGAGAAGCCACTACCCAGCAGACGACACCCTCCGCCAGCGCAGGCGAGGACGCGGGAACACCCGCGAAGGGCGACGACAGATGGGAACACGCTCAATCGCAGTGGAAGAAAAGGCTCGACAGACAAGAACGGGCCCACCGGAAACAAATCGCAGGACTCGAGGCCACGATCGCGGAACTGAAGAAGCAGGTCGAAGGCAACAAGCCGAAGCTCCAGCGCGAGGACTTTCCGACGGTTGAAGCGTACGAGAGTTACAAGAACGAGGAACAGAAGAAGCAGCTCCTCGCCGAACTTGACAAGAGGAACGCCGACCTCGAAGCCGAGCATAAGCAGCAGGCCGAAGCCCAGCAGAAGATGAAGGCCACCTTCAAGACCCCGGAAGCACAGAAGGATTTCCAGGAGACGATGGCGGACTTCATCGACGACAACAGCGAATGGCTCGAAACCGAGGAAGGGCAGCTCTATCAGGAAATCATCGACCAGTCCCCCGTCGGGCTCGTCATGGCGATGGCCATC